CAAAACGAATTGAGGGCTTGGTATAAATCAAGCCCTCAGGACGTTGGGCAACACGTCATTTATACCCCTGAGAAAAAAAGCTATGAGCCAACAATTAAAGAAAATACAGGCAGTCCCGAATCGGAACAATCGAGTAAGTAAACAGAATCAAAGCCCTTTACTTGCTTCGGTTACCTTAGATACCTCCAATACCATGCTTGTAAAGGAGGACATTTTTAACGAGCCGTCACGGGAAAGGCTTGATTTTACAGGGGCAAAATGGGTGCGGTTCTTTACGCAAAAAGATGACTTTTTAAAGAGCCTTATAGCCATTGTTAACAATTCGCCGACGTTAAGAAGGATAATAGAAGATAAAACAAATATGGTCGTTGGTGACGGCTTCATTCCCATGATGGGTAAAGCAAATACATTGCTTACCACGTCAATGAAGGGTGAAGTTATCACCGACGATTCTTTAAGCGAAATAGAAGATGTTATTTCACAGGTTAATTTACATGGTCAAAATCTTCAGGAGGTTTTGGCTCAACTTGCGTTTGACTATGATGCTTTTGGGAATAGCTTTTGCGAAATTGTTAAAGGTAAAGTAGGCAGCGAACCATTTACTTATATTTACCATGTTCCAGTGTACAACGTTGGCATTCGAAAAGCCGAAGCCGATCAGCTTATAAAATCGGTTGGCATTTACGATAACTGGGAAGAGGTGCCACTTACTACCGACGGCGTATTTTACGAAAGCGAAGGATTCAGGGAAGTACCGATTTATCCTGACTTTAAGAAATTTGAAGACGGAACGCAAAGAAGCGTTATTCATGTGAAGCAATACGCGGCAGGCTATTTTTACTTTGGTTTACCTGAGTGGATTGGCGCGAAAATGTGGGCTGAGATTGAATATCGCATTCAAAGATTTAATACAAGTAAGTTTGAAAATGGTTTCATGCCTTCTGGGGTGATGCAATTCTTCGGCTCGATTACGCCCGACCAAGCAAAGAAATTGGTTGAAGGAATTGAAAGCAAGTTCACGGGAATGGGGAATAATCATAAGTTATTTGTACAGGTTCTTAGGGACGAAAAATTAAAAGCAAATTGGATTCCCACCTCAAAGGAAAGCGAGGGCGAATTTTTAAACTTGCAAAACTTGGCAGCCTCGGCGATTGTCGTGGCTAACAGGTGGAGCAAGTCACTTGCAGGCTTCGCCACGGAGGGGCAACTTGGAAGCAATCAACAGATACGTCAGGAAATGGAATATTTGCAAAGTACGGTGATTAAACCGCGCCAAAACTTGATGTTATCTAAAATAATAAATCCTTATTTAGCCGAAATTGGGCTTTATAACCCAGCCTTTAAAGATGTTCAATTCTCAATATCAAACACTTTACCCGTGTCATTCATGGGTGAAATAAAGGTTGAGGATAATTTGACGCAAGACGAAAAAAGGGAAATATTAGGTTATTCACCAATCGAAACAAATGAGCCAATTAATACAACCGTCTGAGGTTATAAGCGGCGGAGTTGCAAGACCAACGCCTGCAGACATAAGACTTGATAAAAGCCTTATAAGCCCTCACATTCAAGATGCGGAGTTTCAATGGATTGTCCCAGCTATTGGCGTATCTTTTTACGATGCCTTGGTTGCTGACAAAGGAAGTTCAACCGCATTCACGTCAACGGCTTATCAAGCGTTATGGAATGATCATTTAAAATCCTTTTGTGCTAACGCCGTGTTATACGAAGCAGCTCCGTACATGGTTATGCAACTTGGTACAAATGGGCTTTATACGCTTGATAACGAGTATGGGCAAAACGTGGGGGTTGACGGCTTGAAATTTTATCAAGACACGATGCTTCAAAGGTTAGGGGTAAAGAAGAAAAGGATTAAGGATTATTTGTGCACTTGCGCAAGTAATTTAATAGGCTTTATTCCGAGTGCCATTGGTTGCCCTGAGGCAACTTGTAATGAGGATGAAGAAATATTTGACATTTATAACACGATGGGAATAGTACTATGAGTGAAGAAATAAAGCCAAAAAAGGAACGTAAGTTTTTAAAGGCATTAGGAAAAATCGGAGAGGTTTTGATTCAAGAACTTTTTTTCAAAGTAGGGAGCAATTTGATTCGAAAGATTGGAGGCAAAAAAACTTTGCCTTCAATTCTTTTTATATTCCTTTCCCTCACCCTTTTCGCCCAATTCCCAAACACATTGAACAAACAACGTCTTGGTTTCCAGACCACGGGCGACGGGCTTGTTTGGCGTGGTGCATTGTCCGACACGGCTTCCATTCAACCGGTAAACAATCAAAACGCATGGGTTATTCTTGATACGGTAAATTTAAAAATGTACTCATTTGATTTTACCTCCAACGTTTGGAACTTGGTAGGCGGTGCATTAGCCATGCCTTTCGATTCTATCACCTTTAACACTGCAAAGAATGGCACAGTAGGCGTGGGTGAAGTTGAATACAATGATACACAAGGCTCTCTTATACAAGGATTAAAGGGAGGTAATGTTACCAATGTCATTGGTCAACAATTACACCAAAGAGTGAATAATCGCACTGGAGCAACACTTAATAAAGGTGATGTCGTTTATTTATCAGGAAGTCAGGGTAATCGAATAACAGTGGCAAAAGGTTTAGCTGTTACGGATGCTTTTTCGGCTAATACTTTTGGTGTAGTTGCTGAAAGTATTGCGGACAATCAAAGCGGATTTATTATTACTGAAGGCTTAATAACAGGCTTAAATACTTCAGCCTTAACAGAAGATAGCGCGGTTTATTTGTCTCCAACGGTTGCAGGTGCATTGACTTCAACAAAGCCTCAAGCACCACAGCATACAGTGTATATTGGCGTGTGCGTAAAGAGTAATAACGGTTCGGGGGAATTGTTCGTTAAAATAAGAAATGGGCAGGAACTTGACGAGCTTCATGATGTTCGAATAAGTAGCCCAGTAACAGGTGCTACTTTGTTTTATTCAGGTGGATTATGGCGCGACACAACGGCAGCCCTTTTGGTTAGTGACACGGCTTCCATGCTTTCCAATTATGCAACAAAAGCATACGCGGATACAACGGGAAGGTTATACGCAAGACAGGACTATACGACAGGCGTAACGTCTTCAACTTTGACATGGACACAAAGTGACACTTTGATTCCTGGGGGAGTTAATGTTGTTCAAGTGTATCGTAATGGACAAATATTATTGCCTTCGCAATACACAATACCAACGTCAACAAGCGTGGTAATTGCAGCTTCATCATTTAAAGTCAATGATAATTACACGGTTATTTTTCCGCGTGGTGGCGGTGCAGGAAGTGGTGGAGGATCGGGCAGTTTAACATCAATTTCTGCAGGTACAGGAATAACAGTTAGCCCAAATCCAATAACAACGACTGGAGTAGTTTCGGCTGACCTCAGTGTTTTAATGGAATTGACAGATACATCATTATTGAACCTTACATCAAGATTCAACACAAAGCAAAATACCTTGGTATCTGGAACAAATATCAAGACGGTAAATTCAAATAGCTTATTAGGCTCAGGAAATATAAGCGTTGGAACATTGGTTGCGGCTGATACCGTTTCGTTATCCAACAGAATAAATACAAAGTTAAATTCAACTGACACATCTTCGTTATCTAATCGAATCAATCTTAAATTAAACGCTTTAGACACGGCTTCCCTTTCCAATAGGATAGACGCAAAAGGTACGGGTACTGTTACAAGTGTTGCCACGGGCTACGGTTTAACAGGTGGAACAATTACAACAACGGGTACTTTGTTACTTGATTCAGCCGTTGTATTTTCGCGAATAAGGGATTCCATTGTTGACGTTGCCATTGGGAATGATACCATAAAGATTTTAAAACAGGAATACGCACCAGCCACAACAAGCGTTTTAACTTGGACAATTACGTCAAAGTTTCCGATTCAATCAAAGGCATTTATTTTGGTTTTCAGAAATGGTCAGCTTCTTATTAATGACCAATATAATTTAACTGATACTAATAAAATTACCATTGTTTCCAATTCCTTTAAATCAGGGGCTAATTACACGGTGGTCACGGTTTCTGGCATTGGTTCGGTTGGGACGGGGGTGTTTCCAAACCCCGTTTACCCTGAGGCAGGGATAGCGGTATCAACAGGCAGCGCGTGGGCTTCAAGCATTGCAAATAATTCAAGCAATTGGAACGTCGCATTCAATGACAAAATAAACAATGCTGAGTTCTCAGGAACAAATACAAAGACGTTGACTTTGACCCAATATGACGGGGGAACATTTACGCCAACGTTTACCGACTTGCAAGGGGTGACAGGCGTAACGGCAGGAACAGGTTTAACAGGTGGAACGATAACAACCACGGGCACGGTGGCGGTTGATTTTACCACGGTTGCACCTTTAGCGAATCCCACGTTTACGGGCACGGTTTCGGGGATAACGAAAAGCATGGTTGGATTAGGCAATGTGGATAATACTTCAGATGCAAATAAGCCCGTATCAACGGCAACGCAAACGGCGTTAAATGGTAAAGAAAATACTATTACAGCAGGAACGACAGGACAATATTTTAGAGGAGATAAGACATTTCAAACCTTAGATAAAAGTGCGGTTGGCTTAGGAAATGTAGATAATACTTCGGATGCTAATAAGCCCGTATCAACAGCAACACAAACGGCGTTGAATGGTAAACAAAACACATTAACCAACCCAGTCATGGGCACGGGAACAACAAATACTTTGCCATTATTTACAGGGTCTTCAACTTTAGGAAGTTCAGTAATTCAAGAAAGTGGAAGTAACATTGGAATAGGTAAAACTCCTTCGGCAAAATTAGATGTTAATGGAGATTTACATACAAATGGAACTTCTTATAATTTTAATAATGTAAATAACAGAAATGGATATTTATACTTTGACCATTCTGGAGTGCAAGTTTGGAAATTTGGATTATTTAATGACAATAACAGTACCCTAAGTTTAGGTAATGGAGGTAATTTTAATAGAATATTTAATATAGCAAACAATGGGAACATTGGCATAAACGATACAACGCCTTCATTTGCCCTTGATATTAATGGTAGTTTTTCATCAAATGGATTATTTAGATTTGGAGGCAATACAAATTATATAGAGCATAATTTTGATAATGGTGGATTTTATAGCGAAATATATGGTACAACATCTAATAATAGGCATATAAGATTTCAAGGTTTAAATGACGCACAAACAAAATATACATCAATAAATTTATATGCAGGGTTATCTACTATAATGTTTAAAACAGATGAATTTAACAAAATGGAATTAACTAATAATTTATTAGTTATTAATGAAGATTCTCAGGATACAGATTTTCGCGTTGAAAGTGACGGTAACGCTAACATGGTTTTCGTGGATGCGTCAGCCAACCACGTAGGCATTGGCACAAATGCGCCTGATAAAACGCTTCATGTAAACGGTGAGGTAAAAATTGCAACGGTAACTGCAACGCCTTCAAGTTTACTTGGTAAAGATGGAAACAACGTCGTTGGCACGGTTACATTAGGAAATACTTTAAATTTAACAAGCGGGACATTAAATGTTAATAATAAAATTACAGATATAAATACATCTACATATAGTATTACATCGACCGATTATTATATTGATAATAAAAATAGTTCATCAACTACTATTATTTTACCATTAGCAGGATTAAATATATTTAGAGAATTAAAATTTAAAAATTCATCTACGGGTTCTTTAATAGCAAATGGAAATATTATTCCTTTAAGTGGAAGCGGAACGACAACGACAATATTACCAGCAACTAATGCTAAATGGTGTACATTAGTAAGTGATGGTACTGATTGGCGAATAATGCAAGCAAACTAAAAAAACATAAACATGAAACAACTCCTTTTCCTCCTCCTTTTCCCTTGCCTTGCCCTTGCACAATATCAAGGCAATGGAAACCAAAAGATAACATTGGGCGAACAAACGACTGCCGATGGGTTGATTTGGCGAGGTGTGGCTGCTGATACAACATTGACGGCAAAGAGCGACACAGCGGCTTATTTTGTGCTTGATACGGCTAATTTAAATTTGTATACCTACAAGGCTTCTGCAACTGGGCGAAAGTGGCGGCAACTTGGAGCGGATACTGCGGCTATTGCCTATGTTAATACTTATGGAACGCAAACGGTAAACGGGGCAAAGACATTTACAAGCGCACTCACGGCAACAAGGTTTAATCTTAATCCAACGGCAAACACGGCAACGGGAAATGGTATGTTTTTACCAGCAGCAAATACACTTGGATTTTCAACTAATGGATTAAACAGAGTTACAATAAATTCAAATGGCAGTTTTGGCATTGGAATAACTCCTGGAACTTTTGAAGGGTTAACTTTTCCTGACCCATTTTTTGATGTTGCTGGAAATATGCAATTAAAAGGTACAGCAGCAAATGGATTTTCTAATTTATCAATGGGAGGATTAACACACAGAAAAGCAGGTATATTTACTTCAATAGATGGTGAATCTCCTTATTTAAGTTTTTACGTTGCATCAAGTTATAATAATTCAAATGTATCATTATTAATGTATGCAGATTCTTTGCAACGTTTAGGTATTGGAACTACAAGTCCAAGTTCACGTTTAGTTGTTAAAGGTGTTGATGGTACAAGTTCTTATTCATCATTAAATGTTACTAACTCATCAAATGCTTCATTACTATTTGTTAGAAATGATGGAAATATTGGCATTGGAACTACGAGTCCAGCTAATACATTAAGTATTTATGGAACCAATCCTTCAACAGTTTATCAAACAAGTGGAACAGGTACAGGCATTAATAACGGATTTTACGTGGGTCATACAGCTAATGTAAGTTATTTGTATAATTATAATAATTTTCCAATTGTTTTGGCAACAAACAATTCGACAAGAATGACTATTGCAAGCGGAGGTGCAGTTACTATTAATGATTTAGCTGGCACAGCAAGTAGGGCAGTAAATGCAGCGGCTGATGGCACATTAAGTGCTGCATCATCTATTTTAATTAAAGAAAATGTTGAAAATATAAATTATGGTCTATCAGATGTTTTAAAATTAAATCCTGTTATTTTTAATTATATTGATAGAAATAAATGGGGTGAAGGTAAGGATTTGGGTTTTGTGGCGGAAGATGTTATGAATGTTATTCCAGAAGCAACAGGAGTAATGAATAA